ATGAAAACAATAACATTGCAACTGTACACTTTTGATGAATTGTCGGAAGAGGTACAAAAAGAAATTATTGAGCGTGAACGCTGGAATATAATGGATCAGTGTATGAAGGCTTACGATTCAGATTATGTAACGTCTCTAAGAACTTTCGAGAAATTGGCAAATACCCAATCATGTAGTTGGAGTGTTAATTATAGCGGATACAATTTTAATTTTAAATATAATAATCCCATTTTTGAGTGTCCAATAGATTGCAGTAATGATATTTATGCAGAGGAATTATGTGGTAAACTATTATTTCGATATATCAATAATAATATTATGCCATACATTACACAAGGTAGATATTATTCATCTTCAGGCAAATATATAAATGAAAAATACACTTACAAATACAGACGAAGCCGTATTATCAAATCTGTAGGTGATGATTGTCCACTAACAGGTATGTGTTACGATTTCTACTTGCTTGAACCTATCATCAAATATTATAAAACTTGGTGCAGTTATCCGGACAACTTTTCGCTCACAGACTTAATAGAACAATGCTACGACAGTTTTTTCAAATGCTGGCATGAAGAATATGAGTATTGGGCCAATGATGAAAATGCAATCCGGGAGGAATTACATAACAACCAGTATGAGGGCAGGTTGTATTATATGGATGGAAGAGTCTATAGTGGACCGTTAAATGATGTTGCATAATTAAAATTCAAAAAACAATGATACTCAATATAGTAAAAAATGGTACAGATTCTTCAAGCATTTTAGAATGCGTGAAAAAAACTTTCAATAGTTCTAAGGTAAATATTAAAACAGACTATGAAATATCTGTTGATATTGAAGTAGTTGGCGAGGGTGGACTGCACAGTTTGGAAGGGATAAAAGAACTGGAATATTATTTTAGAGACTATGACATCAGGGTTTGGTAATTTTTAAAGTAATTGGCAATGAATCTCAACGAATTAAGGGATAAAGCGTATAAAATCGCTTGTGAACATGGATTCCATGATACGGAATTGAGTAATAAACATTTTCTCTGTCTCATAATATCCGAACTAATGGAAGCTGTGGAAGCTGATAGAAGGGGAAAGCGTGCTAATGTTGATTGGTTTGAGAAGAAAATCTCAACCAGTCGTATTTGTCAAGGGTTAGACCTAGACATTCCCAAAGAGCGCGGTTACGAAGTTACATACAATGAAACAATCAAAGGGTCAATAGAGGAAGAGTTAGCTGATGCCGTTATTCACCTACTTGATTTGGCTGGGCTTCGAGGGATAAGCCTTGAACCTGCAATGAAGGATATTAATTCAGATGTTATAGATGATTCTGCTGACTCTTGTGTCAGTGAGACATTTACAGAGACTATATATGCTATTTCCACGCTTCCTGTTAGATATGATGGACTATTTGATTTTCCTACAACTGTGAATGATATGATAGTATCAATTTTTGGACTTGCAAAGCATCTTGAAATAGATCTGTTTTGGCACATCGAACAAAAAATGAGATATAACGAACTCCGTGAGAAGATGCATGGGAAGAAATATTAACCCTCAAAACGGTGCAAAAATGAATATGATATTATTTGAAAATCCACCTACGGTCTATTTTGAAAGAATAGAAGACTATGAAGAGAAATCGACTCCGTGGAGACGGGTTCCTCCTACATATAAAGGTTCGTCCACTAAAAGTGGGCGCAATAAGAAACAAATAAGAAGAGATCGTAAACGTAATAAGAAAAGATAGTTATGCCGCATTTAAGTTCAATGGGAAATCAAAAGCTTTATAGAATTGTCATTGATGTCCAGTACGGAGACATGCTGGACGAATGTGATAAACTATACGATGGTAAAGGGTATGGAACTGTTTTTACCGATGCGAATGGAGAAGCTGTTATTGATTATCTGAAGCAATGGGATAGCGATGAATGGACTGACGATGATATTCGCAGCGAAGAACCAAGGTGGGTGAATAATGGCACTGATTCCGTACATCAAAAGGATGGATACACCCTTATTTACAACTCAACTATTGGTGGTGTATATATGCTGTATCGTGAAGCAAATGATGCTGAAATAGAATGGTATAATAAATTAAACTAATTGTGAAGTTATATGGAAACATCAAAATCATTCAATCAAGAATATATTGAGAAAGCGAAAACGCTAATCTATGAAATCCTCGAAGATAAAAAAGAGTACGATGACTGGACGCAAATATGTTTCTCAATGCAAAATGCAGTACAAGCTGCGGCTAATATATGGGGAATATCATCAGATGAACAGATAAATAAGATGAGAGCTTTTGTAACGGAAATGGTTCTTACTGAACTTTCAAATCTCCGACAATTTGATATATCCTTCAATAAGAAGGGAGTAAAAATGAAAAAGCCATTAGATTCACTGTATTGCCCCAAATGTGGAAGTAATAATGTTGAAGAAAGAGCATGGGTAAATCCAAACACAGATGAAATCAGCTATAATGATTCAGTTGAGGAAGAAGATTGCTGGTGTGGCATTTGTGAAGAGCATGTAGAATTATGCACCCTTTCAGAATTATGGGAAATGTTTGGAGACATCCCGGTCAATAACGATGATGAGATTGAAGAAGATTTTCTCAACTTCCCGGCCGGAACCTTAAAGATTGATGTCTGGCATTGGTTTGATGAACGATGTCCTAACAATTTACACGATGATTTAATGTATCCTAAAAACGATGCCGTATAAATCAGAAAAGATTCGTATCGCTGGAACCCAATATGATAGACGAATAAAGCTCACTCCAGACCAAAAAGAATATATAAAATGGTTGAGAGAAAAGCAATTAATCAGTTACTCTAAACTTGCTAAAATATTTGGAGTGAGCAAGCGTCTTATTCAATTTATTTGTTGCCCAGACAAATATTTGAAAAATAAAGAGAGTTTAAAACAACGTAAAGCAGAAGGGCGATACAAACCTACAAAAGCAGAATGGGCAGCAACAATTCGTGAGCACAGGAGATATAAGGAACAACTCAAAAAGAAAGGAGATATAAAATGAAAGATAAGATTCTTACAATGTTCTTCGACATTAATAGATGGACAAAAGCAATTGAGAAAGGCGTTCTGAAGGATATTCGGAAGAGCGAACTTATCAAACTGACAGAAGAACCAACCAGAATTCGCATGGCAGAAGCTATGTTGAATGGTAAATATCAAATAACACCACCACATATTGCACAAATTCCGAAGGATAACGGAGAGTTTCGTACTGTATATGTCAACGAACCTATTGACCGTATAATCCTAAGCATCGCGAATGATTTGCTATTTGATTTAATGCCAGAGATGATTCATCCTGCTTGTAAATCTTATCAGGTCGGTATTGGTTGCGGTAAAGTGGTTCTGGAAGTAAGTCACACAATTGTTGACATGAAAAGTGATGGTTATGTGGGCTGGAAATCTGATTTAAGTAAATATTTCGACACTGTTCCTATCCGGTTTATTGACGCAGCTTTTGATAAGGTAGAAGCTAAGTATGGTCACTCTGTGTTAATTGATGTATTAAGAAAATACTATCATTGCGGATTGTATTTCGATGAGAACAACGAACTGTATGAAAAATATCAATCACTTAAACAAGGATGCGCAGTAGCAAGCTGGTTAGCCAACGTGTTGCTATATAGCTTGGATGATGAACTGTCCCAATTGAATGGGTTTTACGTAAGGTATTCGGATGATATGTTGTTCGTTGGTCCGGACTATGAAAAGGCTATGACCATTTTACAAAAGAGATTGGCCGAAAAATCAATGAATTTGAATCCCAAGAAAGTAGAGTACCTGACTATGGACAAGTGGTTTAAATTTCTAGGTTTCAGCATTAAGGGAAGTATGATTTCTTTCTCTCCCAATCGTCTTAAAACCTTCCAGAAAGAAATAGAATCAAGAACCATCAGAAAACGTGGTATTACGTTGAAGAAGGCTGTGGATTCGGTTAACCGATATTTATATAAAGGCAATGGAGAATATAGTTGGGCGACTCAGACCCTTCCAGTATGTAATGTTCGGGTTGATATTAATGAATTGAATAAATTCGTAATGGATTGCCTTAGAGCCGTTGAAACTGGGAAACATAAAGTTGGTGGCCTTGGCTATGTTAAGGATAAGCCGGATGGTTGTGTTGTTAGAGGTATTGGTCGGAACGTAAAGGCTAATCGAAATAAATCTAAGAGTAAAGAAATTGAAGGTTATTTGACAATAGGTTGTATGCAGAATGCTATTTTGACCAGAAGAGCAGCGTACAATACTTTAGTGGCAATATTGTAACTACAATCTGAACACACAGTAAATGAATCCGAGGAACAAGTGTTTAATATCCAGATTATATATTAGGTACCCCGATTCTATCCTTGAAGGATTACATCCTTCAGTATCTACTCCGGGTACCATATAATCATCTGGATTATATCAATGAAGATAAAGAAATGTGTCGATTGTTATGAGGGTTTATAAAGCAGCACAGCAGGCAAGTTCAAGAAGAAAATTTCATATTCTAAAGTATGAACTATTGATCGTTCACCGGAGGTTACAAGGCTGCATAGCCTCTCACCTCAGGTTCTCGATCAGGTCATATTTATAATTATCATGAGAGTAAAGTGATGTGCCATTCATTTGAGGACTTGTAAAATAAGCGAAATACATCGAAGTTATCCAAGGAATATATTTTCACTACTCCGGTAGAAATTATATCCTGGAACCGAAGATTATATCTGTCGGGTCCAGGAATATCCAACCGGAATACATCTATTGGGTAAAGTAATGTATCAGTATTATGAGGATAACTATTTAGCACAGAAATGTAATTCAAGAAATATCATTTATATAGCTGGTTATATATCAGGAAGGACCGAGTACTAATTGTCCTGGTCCGTTCCTGATCACACCAGCTCTAAATCGAATAAGTATAGAAATGTGCCAATATTTTGAGAATTACAACTTATTACTTAACACAAAGTTTACAGTCTGGGATTTAGTAATTTAACATACTGGACAAGATATGATGCCCGCGTGATGACGGTCATCCTATGTATGACCTAGGATTACGCGGGCATTACTTGATACAGTATATATCATAAACATATAGACATGTGTCACGCTAAATGGGGGCTGTTTTATAAGTAACACAACTTTCATTTATACAAGAACCTTGCGTTTAACAACTATCCGACAATTACGCCGGCATCTACGGTTTTATAAACCTTTATTCCGGCGTATTCTGGATGTTAATATCAGACTTTTAAAGAAATGTGTCAAAGGTTTGAGTATAAAATAAAAAGTAAACATTATGAAAAATATTTATCAAGAATCAATACAGGCTGTAGAGAACGGAACCAAGTTTAAAGTAGATTTTAAAACACGAAGTTTCAAACTTAATGGCCAATATATTATACAGAATTCGCAGTATGAGGGAGACTTAGGTGTGGAATTATGCGCTTCTCTTGATGAGTTTCTGTCTAATGTAGAGCATTTATATACTCGATATAAACATTCTATTCCATCAACAATGAGTGAATGTAAAAGCCGAAAATACTTTAAGGCTTTGTCTGATAAAGATTTGGAGGATGAAGACATGTTGTTTGGAGTTGGTCGAGATATAGCACAAGTCGAATTGGAATTATACATTCTCTGTCAAATAATATTGGGTATAGGTTGGGATGCTAATAAAATGGGTAAATGGTTTTGGCAAAGCAACAAAGATAGAGATTTAGTAATTCTCAAAAACTGGGTTACAGTAGAGAAATAAATAATCAGACTAAAAATTAAATTATTAATAAGTTATGAAACAGTTAAAATTTGAATGTCCTGAGTGTGGTACCGAGTTTACGCTTACAGCTAATCAAACCAAAGCTAAGGAGCGTATTGAAGCTCTAAAGAAAGCTGGTGTTGATGTTAGTGAGCTTTTTGCAATGCAAAGTGCAGATGGTTTGGAGTTTATAGCCTCAAAAAGAGATGGTGTCATTAGTATCTTGGAAGAAGATGATCCAATCTTCCAGGCCATTATAATTCAAGGCACAATTCCTAATCGGCAATTATTCAGACGTTGGGTAATGGCACAGATGTTCCGCATAATTTATATAACTACCAATACCCACGGTGCTTATAAGCCAATTGGAGTTTCAGAGGTGATTCGTAATATGGGATATGAATATCAGTGGAAGATGCTAAATAACGAGTTGTACGCCCAGCACAAAATGATGCAGAATGGTGATGTCGATAATTTCAGAGATCGAAATCGCTGGTTCAACAAAAGAGTGGTATTAGATATGGCAAAAGACTATATCGAGAAACTCAAAAAGAGATTTGAGAAGTTGAAATTGAGAAAATGTAAAGGGGTACCGTATAAACGTATCAACGGCCAAAACATTTTCGTTGATGATTTTGATAAAAAAGTAATCAAGCCATTGTTGTTTGCAGTACATAAAATACAACATGCCGAAAACACTTATGAACTTTGGCATTCGGTGCAGGAGTTCAATAAAAGGCGTATCAAAATGCATTGGGGTACTCCTCAAAATGCAGCATGGCTAGATGCTTACAAAGGAGCTGGAGCGTTCTTTACAATGCAGAACATGATTCGTTTTCATAATTGCGTTATCATTGATGACAATGGAAAAACATTAAGTAAAAACGCGTCCCTTGCTTTTTTGAATAAGAAGGCAAAGTTGTACGAGAATAGAGAAGGTTGGCGTTTGATTGGTATGTTGAAGAAAACGCTGGATGACAACAACATTGATGTGGTTGCTAAAATGAAGGAATGGCGTAAATAACTTAATCAAGGCAGTTTTCATAAACCAGTTTAGGTACATTTCCTCTGGTTTATGAAAATAAAATTAGAAAGATTGATTATGAGAAACGATATAATATTCAAACGTTCCGTCCAATTTCGGGACCAAAATAAAAACAGTTGGACTGTAGATTTTGAGGTTTATAAAGAAGAATCTACTCGTATAAACCGTGAAACATTGCAAAAATTTAAACAAAGTTTCAGCGTTTCGGTATGTGGGGCTGGTGGTATGAGTGCTGGGCAATGCTACGATCATATAAATCCTCGTACAGAAGGACAAAAGAAACTTTTGGAATTTTGGAACAAATATCATCTAGGTGGTATGTCTGGCGGTACAGTTCGTCAAGATGAATATTTAAACGGTGAGCAATATGTTAACGACTACAATTACTTTGTGGAGTTGTTTAAAACATATAATGAGCATTACCGTGAACAGTTTGATGATATTTCTTTTCAGATTCTTGTTAAGAATTTTAATATTAGTGACGCGGCTATAATACAGGTGAGAAATGTGCTTTATGAGAAAATGAGGAATAATCCCATTCAATATATCCTTGGATTGTCAAACAAATACTTACATACATCTTCAGACTACAACGTAAAATGTTTCTTTCTTGCTATAAAAGGCTTATATGTAGATAATGGATATAAATATGGTAATGGCTGGTTATACAGTCCGCTTCCAGATAATATTGAAGAGATCATAAATAATATTTGTGACCTTGTTGAAGAAGAAGAAACTGCGTTAACAGAAGAACTGGAAGCGGTTTTTGACATGGGTAAAGAAGGGTTTATTGCCACAAAAGAAATCATCCAGCAAGTAATGGATTTACGTGAATGTGACGAAGATGAAGCCAAACGATTTGTAGCCCTGGGAGTACATTTGGGATGTACATTCGGTGATTTGAATGATACATTTGAAGAATGTTCCTATGGTGAACAACTATACTGTGCAAATGGTATTGATTATTATATTGGTACAGAAGATGAACTGACTAATATAGCTAGTGATAGAGTACATAATGATGATGAATACGCGTATTTATGGCGTGAATCTGTGGCGGCTCAAAGAACTACTGATTCGTTGAGTGATTGGTTGGATTCAATCATAAGTGAGGATGGTTGGTGCTCGGTACTTAATTCTTGGGATGGACGGTATGAAGAATATAAAATTGCCGGAGAATATATTTGTGTTTGTAGGTCATAAAATATTGAATTATCATGGAATATATGGAGCATTCTAATTTTTACGCCATGTGTGATAAAATTAGAAAAATGGAAGCTAGAGAATTACATTTAGCATTGGAAGCTCATGGTGGCGAATTTGTCTGGATTAATGATGAAAACGATGAGGAAGAATTATATGACCCGCCTATAATCCTAGTCAACCTGAATGACGGACCTATGGATGTCGTGATCCATAAGGTATGGTTGAATGACGGATGCATTGAATTATCGGCTTTTGATAACGAATGGGGCAACAAGGTAGATATTGAACTGGAGGATATTGTTCCTGGACACCTTGCATATCTTATAGAGTACATGCCTATCACAGACAAGGTAAAATCTGTGGCAATAAATAATGATTAATATGGGGCACAAAAAGACGATTGATTATTGGAGACACCCGACCAAAAGGGAAATCAAGTTCGGTGAGGGAGCTATTCATTGGTTAACAGTGGATATTGAAAAAGTTCAGAAGCCAGACGGAAGTTTGAAGAAATGGTTTATTCATACAGACGGACTAAGGTACAATCGACCATAGTTAAAGTGATGTCTGTAAAGCAAAGGCTGTTCTAACAAAATAGAGCAGCCTTTTGTGTTAAACAATGGTTAAAGTGGACAACTATTCACACCATATAAAACAATAAAATCTATTCACATTAAAACAGTAATAAATATGCCATTGAAAATTGAGAATATCAAGTTGGCAGGAACCAAGTTTGATGGTCGCGCTAAGTTGTCACCAGAACAACGTCAGGCTATTCAGATTTTGTCCCGTGAAGGATATAGCCAAAGAAGACTGGCCGCTATGTTCAATGTTAGTAAGCGGCTTATACAATCTATACTATCTCCTCCTGTTCGCAAGCACTCTAAACAATATCCAACAGAATATTGGACAGAGTTAAAACGGAAGTGTCGAAAAAAGAAAATTGATTTATATAAAAATGGAAAGATCAAGTTTAATAACAAGCTGAAAAATAAATGAAACGCAAGCGTATCAAGTATGTAGCTAACATTGATTTTGGCTATCGTTCAATTACTGATGCAAAGCAATATATAAAAATATTCTTGAAATCGCTTCTTTCGCAAATAGGGTTACAACTAGGAATAGACTATATCGTAACAGCTAATCATTTGCGAATTAGACATGTGAAAAATATTACAGGAAAAATAACTACCACACTTAAAGAGATATTCCCAGTATTCAATTTTTATTGGAAGACTCCAAGACTATTGGTGTGGTTCTAAAATCAATATTAATAATAATTTACAAGTATGGAAAAGTATTCTATTTCGGTTTTAGGAGCCGACAAGAAACAGTATGAAATCGCAGATTTCAGAGCAAGAGGTATGAATTATGCTAATGCTATTGGCATTATCGTAGAAACAGAATTTATGAGTCGTGTTTTGGCGTTTGACACCTGGAAAGAACAATGGGGAAACACTGGTAGGGTCTTGACTGAAGAGCAGAATGAATCTGTTGCTATGCAAACTTTCTCTGGACTTGATCTAACCAAACGTATCGTAGAAGCACAAACCGATATTGATGGAATGACTGCCGCCAAACGTTGCTGGAACTATCAAAAAGGTGGTCTCCAGTGGTATTTGCCATGTTTGATGGAGCTAGGAGTTCTTTGCGCATATCGTGATGAGATAAACAAAGCAATGAAAGAAATTGGATGTCCCGATGAATGTTTACTTCCTACAGAAGATTCTGATGAAACTTGGTACTGGAGTAGCAGTGAGATCAGTCAGTACGGCAGCTGGAACGTGTACTTTAGTAATGGCTACTTCGGCTACAACTACAAGTACGGCAGTTACATGGTGAGAGCGGTTGCAGCATTTCAGCCTTCGCCGAGCCTGTTGACAGGCGAGGCAAAAAGTAACGATTGTCTGCATAGTGACGAAGCTCTTATAAACATGTTACGTGAACGTGGTTATAAAGGCGAATTGACTAAGACCTTGACTATTTAATATTATCGCCACCCATATTTGATATGGTATGGGTGGCAAAATATTCTTTAACAGCATGGAAACATTTGAAAAGATTATAGAACAATACACACAAAGCGAAGTGTGTATGGGAGAATTGTTAGCTAATATTTCGGCAGATGGCATGTCTATTGAAGACGCTTTTGAATTGTATATAAAAGCTATGAATTATGCTGAAAAAGATGAATTTTATCAATTAGCTGACAGAGAAGTGAAATTATTAACAGCTAAAAATGAAGATGACAAACAGCCATTAAAACAACTGTTAGATTCGCTAAGCATATCTTGATATAATTGAATATGAATAAATATTATTTTGTAAATATAGGTGCGGAGGTAATATGGCATCCTGTAAATAGTGACGAGCAGAAAGTTATGCAAATATGTACCTCTGTTTCTTATCCTGTTGAGAATGATACATTAGTTTCTCTAATTTTTTTTGATAAAAGGGGGAGCGTAAAAGTAAAGGCCAGCGAATTAACTCCCAAATTGACTGACTTCAATCAAGGGTACTGGTGTGCACTTCAAGATGCAGTAAGTAATGGTGCCTCTGATACGGTTATTCAGGAAATGCTACGCAGTGCCGGATTTACATACTGGGAATGTTACTGGCATATACAAAATTCTGATTTTCAGTCAGAAAAAATATGGTCGATTATTCGTGGAATGTTTTGCCAAAATCCAGATTATATTGATTGGAATGGTGCTGATTATCCAATAAAAACAGTAGTAATCTTAGAAAACACTCCTGATGAAGAAAAGGTGACTGTATCTGTCGAGAGATTAGCGCGACAATTATTAGATGATATGGGTAATTGGAGTACACGAGAAGCAGAATCTGTAGATGAACAGATTTATTTCTATCTGGATGAAGAGACCTTTAATATGCCTGATAAAGATATTGTAGAATACTTGGAAAAACAATGAAATTACTTTATATAGATTTATTTTGTGGTGCCGGTGGAACCAGCACAGGGGTAGAAAAAGCCCGTTTAGAGAATGAACAATGCGCTAAGGTAATAGCGTGTGTAAATCATGATAAAAATGCGATTGCAAGTCATGCTGCTAATCATCCGGACGCTCTTCATTTTACAGAAGATATTCGTACACTAAATTTATCACCTTTAGTTTCCCACCTACAAAAATGCAGAGCTGAATATCCTGAAGCATTGATAGTTTTATGGGCTTCGTTGGAATGTACAAACTTCTCGAAGGCTAAGGGTGGTCAACCACGAGATGCAGATAGTAGAACACTTGCAGAGCACTTGTTTCGGTATATTGAGGCTATTAACCCAGACTATATTCAAATTGAGAATGTAGAAGAGTTTATGTCATGGGGAGATTTGGATGAGTACGGTAAACCCATTAGTCGTGATAAAGGTAAATCTTATTTGAGATGGCTGGATAACGTAAGGTCTTATGGCTACAAATTTGAACATAAAATATTAAATTCAGCAGACTATGGGGCTTACACTTCTAGGAAGAGATTTTTCGGAATATTTGCGAAAGGGAGTTTACCTATTGTTTTTCCAGAGCAAACCCATTCTAAAAAGCCAGACCAAAAATTAAAGAACTGGAAGGCAGTACGAGAAGTGTTAGACTTTGATGATGAAGGAAAAAGTATTTTTGGTCGGAAAACACCTTTAGTAGATTCTTCTTTATTAAGAATTTATGCAGGACTTATTAAGTTTGTAGCAGGTGGGAAAGATGCCTTCATGGTTAAGTATAACTCAATGAGTAAAGCTGGAAAGTACAATGCTCCGGGAGTTGAGGATCCATGTCCAGTAATATCTACTCAAAATCGACTTGGTGTTGCTTGCATAAACCGTTTAAATATTCTAACCGGAAAAGCATTTATTTCTGTTCATTATGGAAATGGATTTTGTAAATCTGTAGATGAACCAGCACCAACCGTAACAACAAAAGACCGATTTTCATTAATTTCTTCTGTGTTTATTGACCAACAATACGGAAACAGTAAGCCTTCTTCACTGGATAAACCACTAGGCTGTATTACTGTTAATCCCAAATATAGCCTTGTAAGCTGTAAACCTTGGATTTTAGATACAAATTTTAAGAATGTTGGCACAAGTATAAATCAACCGGCACCAGTAATTACCGCAAACCGTAAATGGCATTACTTGATGAATCCTCAATTTAATTCTGCTGGCGGATCTGTAGATAAACCTTGTTTTACGTTAATCGCTAGAATGGATAAGATGCCGCCATATTTGATTGAAGCATCTGGAGGGGGAGAGCTACCTGGCTTTATTAAGATGTTTCCAGAAGGATTGGTATATGAGATATATGACACAGATAGTGATGTAATGAAGAAAATAAAGGAATTCATGGCCATGTATGGAATTTCCGACATAAAAATGAGAATGCTAACGATTCCAGAGTTGAAACGTATTATGGGATTCCCAGAAGATTATATGCTAATAGGAACAAAAGCAGAACAGAAAAAGTATATAGGAAACGCCGTAGAAGTTAATATGGCACGAGTTCTTTGTGAGGCATTATGTAAAATATTAGTAACAATGCAACGTAAGGTTGCGTAATTTAACAACAATAATATGGAAAATTTAAAATTTAATGTTGGGGATAATGTGAAAATTGTCTCTAATGATTTGCAACCGGCAATGGTTGGTAAAATTGGTCGAATAAAGAAAGTGTATCCATCATTTTCTGAAGATTCAGATAACAATGTTCAGCCTTCTTACTTTTATCGCGTTGAAGTTGGAGGAGCTGTTTTAAAAGGTGTGGCTACCAATAACGATTTAGAAAAAGCATAACTATGATGAAAATATTCAAAGAAATGAAAGGTAAGAAGTATATTGTAATAGCTTGGATTATAATTGCTTTTCAGTTATTGTTACCAATTAAGTGGTGGTATTATATATCCAAATTCATAGGCTGTAGCAATATTCTTTATTTACATATAGCTTTATCGGTTATAGGTATTGCTATGCCCATAATATTTATAATTAAAAACAGAATATGTAATGAGAAAATATCGAGTGACGATTGATCTGGATGCTTTTGAAATAGTGGTTTCGGCTAATAATAAAGCCGAAGCCAAAAGAAAAGCTATCGAGAGACTTCAAAGAAAGAAGATCACTTCCCTGATTCGTAAATCTTGGCCTAACAACAAGAAAGAGGTGTATGTTGATGAGAAGTAATTTGAAAATCAAAAGGAGATATGAGCAAAGATAATATTACAGAATCTGTGAATACCTGGGAAGATTTCTATCAAAGTCGTGTCTGTAACAACAGTTATGTGAATGTGTTTTGTAAAAAATACAACCGTTTTATAGAAGAAATAATTATCAATATACAACAAATATCCTACGACCTGAAAGCACCTCTTATCTTAAAAGAGGAAGGATGTGGAATAGGTACTGTAAGCCTTGCTATTTCGCAAATAGGAGAGAGGTTGTTTAATTCTTTTAGATTAACCAGTGTTTCTAATACAAAGAAAATTTCAAAAGTTATCTTCTCAGACATCAATATTCCTATGTTGGATTTATGTTGCAAGAACACACTCTCAATATCCACGGATAATTACTTAGGAAAAGTCCCATTGTTTTATGTTAAAGAGAATATTTGTGAACCTAAGTTTTTTGAATCATCTACAGTAGTGGTAACACATGGGGTCTTGGAACACTTTTCAGATGTAGATATAACAAGAATCATGTCAACATATAATAATGATAAGGTTTTGTTTCAAGCTCATTATGTTCCAACTAGCCAATACACATCTCCTTCTTTTGGAGACGAACGTTTGCTGCCTATAGATTACTGGATCACATTAGTAAAACCGGATTATTATCTTCTTGATAATGATGGTAAAGATTTGTATATGTTTAAAACTAAACCGGCACCGACAAGAAGATAAAAGAGTCTATAAATGATAAATTTTGAGAACATGGCAACTAATGTTAATAATGCGGAAAGATTAAGAAGTTATTTTCTTTCTCACAAACAAAGGGAAAATATTATCAATGTATGTAGAGCACGCCCAAATTGGGACGGTTGTGACTATTGCGACTTATATTCAGGTTCAGGACTTCCATGTTGGAAACAAGATGATAAACATAATTGTTGCAAATTAGAGGAAGTCAAAACAAAAAACAAGGAGGATAAATGAATGTACTTGAACATTATGTAACCGAGATTATCGGTGAGCCATATTATGATGATTATGGTAGTGGAAATTATCATTGGTGGCTGAAAGTGAAAGCTTTATGTTATGGAAGCGAGTGCGAAACAACTTTAATGTTTGATAGTAAAGAAGAAGCTCTTGCTATCAAAAAGGGTTATACGTTCTTATCTTAATATGAGTGAAATAGAATTTAGGATAGCAGAGATATTGGGACGGTCTGCGATTGAAAATGATATGGAAGTCCCAAAAGATGTTCAACAGTTGGCACAAGCTACAAGATATTTAGCAACGCAACTTAGAATAATTTGCAAAACAGAGATCGGTGATGAAAAAATAGCTGATGTTATATTGAAGCAAGCTATTGATATTTTGAAGTAAAACAAAATAGTAATGAATATGAGAACAATAAAATTCAGAGGTAAAAACTTATATAATAACGAATGGATATTTGGTGACTTGATTCAGTACGAAAGTGGTGAAATGGCTATTTTCAGCAAGAAACTTTCCCAATATGGATACGAAGCTACTGAAATGTTTAATAGAAGTAAGGTCATTCCCGAAACCGTAGGTCAATTCACCGGGCTACTTGACAAAAACGGAAAAGAAATATATGAAGGGGATATTGTTGAATGGTTATTCTTTTCCCATGGCTGTTATGGAGAACGAGAGCACTATTTGAAAGGTTGTATAGAATGGCATCAAGGTGGGTTTATTTTCAATGTTACAGAAAATGATTCTGAAAATGCTGGTTTTTATGCAATTAGTGATTTGAATACAGATACAGAAAGTGATGTTAAAATATTAGGCAACATCTACGATAATCCATATTTAATCAAGGAGGAATAATCATGAAGAAAATAATGTTTAACGATAAATACGGCTTAACCCAAGCTGTGTTGGATGGTCGAAAGACTATAACGAGACGTATTTCGGAAGACCAAATACGCAACAGTATCTTTTGTAAGAGTGGTTATGAAAGCATACATGGGTATGAAATAAAGCCTAAATACAAGGTTGGTGAAGTTGTTGCCATTGCACAAAGTTATATGGATGTTGACCGATTTCATAGAAAGGGGAAAAATGCGGCTTACTTAGAATACTTGGATTCTATATTGCCTGAACTGAAATTATATCCCGGTTGGGGAAATAAGATGTTTGCGAAAGCCGACCTAATGCCACACCATATCGAAATTACCGGAATCAAGGTTGAACGCCTACAGGACATTAGCGATGAAGATTGCTTGAAAGAAGGAATTGTTATGCAAGAGGTAATATCTGATGAATCCCCTTTCCTTTATGCTTATGATGCTTTTTTGAACGGAGATAATAAATACTTTGCTTCTCGCTGGTTTAAGAACCCCAAAGAAGCCTTTGCTGTCCTGATAGATAAAGTATCCGGCAAAGGTACATGGGAAGAAAACCCATTTGTGTGGGTGTATGAATTTAAGCTGTTTGACTAATAACAGAATAGAAATGAAGATAAGAATAGGAAAATCTTTTGATAAAGAAACAAATGAAGTCTTTTATCAGCTACAATTTAAATTGGATGGAGAACGGACCTATAACGCATATTCTTATGATGTTTTTAAAGAGGAATCTGACGCAAAAGAAGCTCTTAAAAAACATCTAAATGGTGAACGTGAATACACTTATTTTGTGAGTGCTGAAAAAGTTAAGAGAATAATCAAAGGGAACCGCGTAGATGTGAAAAAAGTATTAGCATTTCATGTTATGTCAGCTAAGTCGGATTTACCCGGTTCTCGTATTTGGGTGAAAATTAACTAATAAAAAGATAGTAATTAATATGGGAACATTTATTTTTAGACTATGCATTGATAATACACTTTGCTTAGTTACCGCTTTTGATAAAATAGAAGCAGAACACATGTTGGAGAAAAACAAAGGCATCATCTCAAAGGCCGAGTATTATTTTGTTGGGGTAACGAGCGGGGTGATTACTATTAGTAAAGATGGAAATTTAACTTATTAAATATCGTAAATGAGTAAAAAGAGAATTACAGATGACCGTAAACAGCTTTTAATACGGTATAAGATAGATGAAAAAGGATGTGTCTCTTTTATAGACCCCTGCTGCGATGAAATTCCAGTTTGCCTTTTCGGTAAGATAATGGAAGCTATATCAAATGTAGAACAAGAATGGAATTGTAGAATTGCTAATAAAGTCGACTCTCTTCTGCCTAATATTACATTCGAGAAACCAACACTCAGATAAGAATAAATATGAAATTCTGTGATTTACCGATTGATACTCGACAACGATTAAATTGCGAACGATTGAATTTACATAATCGTTCAATCAACAGTGCATACGAGGTGTTATTGTATAATCAACTTGGTACTCGTTATTTTCATGCAAGACGTCATCAAAATTCGTGGTATGATGATAAAGGTAACTATATGCCGTTTGGAGGTGGTTCTGAATGGACGCTGCAATATGGATGTATAGGTTTCTCTCGTAAGAAGCAAGTAATGGGTTACGATTATGTATTATGTCGTGGCAAGACCTATTCTAAGTCTGCAAATGGGACAATTATTCCAGCTGCTGTAAAAACAAAGAAGGAAGTTTTGAGTATAGCAAAAGCGATTGGAATATTGAAAACATTGGTTTAATTAAAGTTGATATACAATATGGGTAAAACAAAAATTAATGAAATAAAGAAGTGTGTACAATGTCCGCATTGTATAATTCTTCCGGACCCAGATCCGTATGATTGGTTTTGTGACGATGACGTAAAACTCTTTTGTGAAAAATTAAAAAGGACAGTAGCTGCTGCACTCCGACCCCACGAAGGTGACAAAGTTGATATTCCCAGCGATTGTCCTCTGGAATAAAATATAATAATAAGAAATATGAACGAAACATTGGAACAACAAATTAAACGTCTGGAATTCTGTCGTGATTGTATTGACCAGTCTTATAAAGCTGGGAGAGATGAATACAATCGCCTTGAACGGATGATTGAAGAATTGAAAGAAAAACAAAAATAAGAAAACACATAGAAGAAAGAAATGATTATGGAAGTAAATAATGGAATAATAATTAATGGAGTTTTGCATGAGTTTGTCATACCGAGCGAATCCCCTTGTTTAGAGTGTTCTTTAAAGAATGAGTGTGGTACTTATTTAGGTGATAGGTTGTATTCAGATCCATGCGATGTTTTTAATTCATGTAGTGGAATATTTGTAATACGTGCCAAAGTAAAGATAGAAACGGAGGATTAACTATGGGATTTACAACACCTGTGTTTATACTCAAAAACACACCGGAGCTTCGAGATAAGTTAGTTCGTTTAGGGTATAAAATAGGATATGAAAGGTATATAAACGATGATTTTTTAGCGACAGACAATGATGAGATGTTTGGAATTGATGTTCCATATCCTCCTGAACAATGTAATGGGTATATTCATTGCGGAACTAATGAGGCTTTGTTCCTTGCCATAGCCGCATTGAGAGACGATACTGACGATTCACAATGGTTTGTATATCCTCCTGAAAATATTTGGTTTATATGCGATGACGATGACATCAATTATGCACGAGAAAATATTAAAGATAGTGTACAGGCGGCATGGTTCCATTGTAGTCATAAGGCAACGGTGAAAGAGCTTATAGAACATTTTAAATCTGTTTAGAGAAATGAGTTATGATTTTTTAGGAGACATAGATCGAATAGGCATGGATACCTACAAGCAAGGTGAAGAAGATGCCAAGAAAAGAGCTATAGAAATTCTGGCTTCTGTTTTAGAGAATTGGGTGCATGGTGGTGATGCAGATTGTATCATTGCCGAATTTGAAGAAGAACTAATGAAAAAATAATAACGATATGGCACAGTTTATAACACAAGTTGCAACAAGCATAGAGCAGTCGCAACAATTAATAGAGTTAGGTGTAAAACCTGAAACAGCAGATTTGGTATATCACTGTACAAAATCAAAAACTGATTCATTGGAATGGGAACTACAATTGTGTCCGCCATCACTGGAAAACATAGACAACAATGACATTCCAGCATGGAGCTTGGTCCGGTTACTTGAACTGCTTCCTTATGAGATTCCTTGCGACCGACCAAATGTTCTTCACCATCCAGAACTGATTAAGTATGAGGCTGGATATAACTTCTCCGTATGTAGATATACCGTAGATTGTTTTGCCGGTACCCATATCGAGAACAGCCCTTTTGACAGTTGTGTGTCTATGATTAAGTGGCTTATTGCAAAAGGGTATTTTAGCAAAGAATATTTATGTAATACAAATTAAAAAAGAAACGAGGATACCTCTCACGTATCCTCGGAAAGACTAGTCTTTTAGCGATAATGACACGGTAGTCTTCTGCAATGTTCTGTCACGTATTCCCATTTACCAAACCGAAATCTGTAATAGGAACGAACATGCACAGGTCTATCGCCATAACACTGGACTGTTTTGCAGTTTTGAGACAGAGCCTCATTCTAACAGTTCTAAAAAGAATGAGGTTGTCTATTAAATATGTTCAACATATTTTTTACCCTAAGTTTACCCTCTGATTTGGTTTATATATCAGAGATGCTGAAAGGGATTACAAATATACAACATTTAATTTTTTGATAGAGAATATGAATAAAATTAGCATGTGTGATACTAAATAAAAAGGAGTGCGATATTCCGCACTCCAGCTAAGATAAAAATAATCAATTGTAAGAGGTCTTGCCTCGCTTGACCACCCGTGCAAATTTTGTGATAGCCTTGATTAAGGCTGCTGATTGTCGTAATACTTGGGCAATAGCATACAGAACAATAGCAACCCTTACCTCTTGGTAATCAACGGAATTTGCCATTAAAAGAGTAGCCAACATGATATTCATTATCATAGTTGGCTACAAATTTAATAATAATGTGTATAATCGAATATAATCGTATTTAAATAAATGAACAAAGAAAGGAAAGGTAGATTCAACGATGTTATTAGTTCCCTGGAAGAAGCGAAGGGAGAAGTGGAGGACATCTTAAATGAAGAGCAAGACTCTTACGATTCTCTCCCAGATGGATTACAAATGTCTTCCAGAGGAGAAAAGATGCAGGACTATATCGGCTTGATGGAGGACTGTATAAGCAAGATAGATGAGGTCGTTGGGTTTGTGGAAGAGAAAATAATAAAGAAAAAATAGGTATTATTTGTGTATATCAAATACATTGCTTATTTTTGTTGTATTATTAACTATAAGAACATGAATAGACAAGAATTTTGCCAAATAATTGCAGATATACGAAAGCAGTCTACCATTAAAATGAAAGATATTTGTTTTCAAATGGGGGTTATGCCTACTGCTATATATCGTTTAGAAAAAGGAAGTAGCAATTTTGAAATGGGGAATATGATGTCGTATATTAAAGCACTACAGCATATTCTTGTAATTGAGAACGGTCAACATTCATATCATACAAATGATGCACAAGAATTAGGAAGTATATTAGCATTAATTCGTAAAGAAAAAGCGATTTCACAGAGAGCTTTGGCTGAAAAAACTGGTTTTGTGTATTCTACAATAGTTAAAATTGAATCTAAAAAATCAATTATTAGTATAGACACAATGCTTAAAATAGTAGATGTTTTGGGCTATACAGTTAAAATAGAAAAATAATAATTGCTATGGTTGCGTTCATTTGTGTTATTATTTGGATTATTATAATGTTGGTACTAATGTTTCCATTTGGGTTATTAGAGAATCCCCAAAAACGGTTGTCAAAAGGAAATAGCGCGATAGTTATTATAGTAGGAGCAGGCAGTGCCATTTTATTGGACTATATGTATAACGAACATTATGAATTACTATATAAGTTTTTCTTAGCTATTGGGGTAATTGGTATTGTTATTTATGCTTTGGGTATATCGTTTTTTAGATCTAAAAGATGATTTCTTGTCAAATAGTAATTGGTAATTATTTGTGGTGGATGTGTAGAGGTAAAGAAATTAGTTCAGTTCCCCTATATCATATACATATTTATTATGTTTTCCATCTTTTATTCGGCTTATAATGGTTGTTATATCATCGAAAATGTATTTAGGATAAACACGAATTAGTATTATTTTATTTTGAAGGCATTTATGAAGTTTGATATTATCTCTTTTGATGTTTGTTTTTAAGGCAGCTGCGCCGCCAAAACGTTCAACAGGTTTATAATGTTGCTCACCTTGATATTCTATTGCTGTATTAATGTCTTTAATGAATATGTCAATATGTTGCTTTTCGAGCCATTTTGCTTTATAATGGTGAATAATGTCCAGTTCTGGAAAAAAGGAACACAATTTAGTATATAAATTAGTTTCTTCAACCCATCCTTCACCTATTTTACACATATTGTATTTAATTCTTAAATTATTTTCCGCTTCTCTACATAAATCCATTACATATTTATAGTATAATTCATTGGAATATAAATCAAAACTGTATATATTGGCATATTTCTCTGGATGATAATATAAAATATTTGTATCTGAATATTCAGAATCACATTTTATATTATTGTCTTTATTTATAAGTGAGTCCAAAATATATGGTGTTTGGCGTGCTGAAAATGTATTGTTGACTTCATTAAATAATTCATTTAAATGTTTTTTTCCCCATTGAGATATTTTTAGGTCATTAATAGAGTATCCCCCTAACAATTCAATTCCTTGATTAATTGGATAATGATAAATAAATTTTATACTTAAATAGCAGTGGTTATATTCTCTATATGTAAATATTGAACATTTTTTTAATTTTTCAAACCAGTAGAAAAAAGATTCAATGTTGTTGCTTATAACAGAAAATTTCATTAGATCGTGTATGATATATAATGTAAAAGGTTCTGCGTCAGAATTGTAATATTTAAAATACAACTTTTCGAGAAATATCATCCAGTGAGGAACTTTTTTAAAATTAGTTTTTAAGTTATTAAAAAAATTGTTACGCATATCTCTAAACAACATATTAAGGTGGAAACCAAAATATTTAGAGTATTCTATATGTAATCTTTCAGGATGTTTAAAATGTTTTTTTATGTAGTTATAATCCTCTTTGATTGAAGATGTCCATTCTTCATGGGATAGGAATGGAGTTGCAATTCGTTTTTTCATATTTCTGATATTTAGCAATGTATTTACAAATCTACAAAAATATTCATTTTCACTCTAAAGTAATAATCGAAAATAATAACCATTTCTCTTTTATCTTTCCTATTCTATAGAAAACAATTTTAAGAAGATAGTATGGAAAAAGAGTTGCATACAAACGAAAGTAACAATATAGATATACATTCAACTTCTTTAGAAAGAAAACTTTCATTGGCGTTGCATAAAAGATACCCCGTTATATGGGCAGCAGATAATATTCAGGAATTGGTATTAGATGATAAAGCAACAGTTGAGAATGTATATGACGTACTGGCAGAAATCGAGGATAAGTGCGTGCATTTATCAAAACTCATAAATATAGAATTTAATCCTTCCAATGTTCAGAAATTGGAAGAGGAATATGGGGTACAAATTTCTGAACATTGGAAAAATTACGCTCTAAATGTAATAAATAATTTTGCAGGAGAGGTGCTTGCTTTTGCGATGCAGGCTTCTTCTGTGCGTTAGTCTTCTGGATAGAAAGCAGGTTTATGTCGGTCGTTGATATACATTATTACAACTTTTATAGCTTCTTCTACATGATATTCGGGAATACCGTTCTTGAAAGTTGAAAAAAGTTGTCTATTGGCAGAAAGATAGGTGCAACACCCATCCCAAATACGTGTTGCGATATAAGAGTCGTTTTCATGGTTGATTCGTCTTCCAATAACTTTACTTAACAATTCAATTTGCTCTTTTTCTTTTATGTTCATAGTATTAATTGTTTTTAATCACAAATATATAAAATCATTGATAATTGAGCACAATTGTGGTTAATAAATTTTTCAAAATAAATCCAATAACATAACCATTCCCCTTTTTTCATTCTATTCTATAGAAAACGATAAAGAATATGGAAGAGCCTAAAAATGCAAAATTATTTTTGGCATTAAAAAGTAGATATGCCTTACACAATACCGACCGTTTGGTAGAGTTCATATTGGATAAGCAGAAGACATCCTTTGATTTTATTACTGAGATTATTCCTCAAATAGAAGAAGAGAATAAAAAAGCTCCTAAACTTTTCAAGGTAACTGTTGATACGGATGTTCTGGAAAGGTTACGTGGAAAACAATCATGTAAGGGGAAATACCCCCTTAATGATGCGAATATAGCAAATGAAGTAAGGCTGATAGAAGTATATTTAGCAGATAAGGTTTGGGACCTTGTTGAACTAGCCTATATGGACCAACGCTAAAATTATAATATTATTATTGAATAAAATTTTGTTATATGAAAGCTATTATTGAAGCAAAAAAATATAGGGACACTGATTCTTCGTATATTGTTGTCGAGATACGTTTTTTGTGTGTTCCTATATTTTATTATAAAAAGCAATGGGCTTGTTAGTCAATTTTTACGAAAGCATTTATATTTCCTGTTATTGTAAGATATGCTCCTTGGGTATGACTCCAGTACACTGCGGTTAAATGATCATTGTCTATTTTATCTATAACAACCATCTTTATGGGATCAATGGCATTGACAATTTTTACGCTGTCTCCAATTTCTATATTCATAATGATAAATATTTATTAATCGTTTCAGCAAAGATACTGCTATTTATTGATAATTGAATACAATTGTAGCCAATTAATTTTCCAATAATGTACTTGGTTTTCTAAACTAATCCTATCCAGTTTCAACTATTACTTAAAAAAGGCCGGAGATATATTCTCCAGCCATACAGATAAAATTCATCAATTTGCAGAGTCTTTCTGACTCCTTTTGGTTAGTCCTGCAAACCTTGCGATGGCGGCTGAAATAATATCATAAACCAGAATAGCATAATTGATCCATGATATTCCAGGCGCATCGGTGAGGTTTGCTACTAAAAGGGCAACCAACATGACTAATCTTACCATGTTGGTTACAAAATTACACAAATCGTTGATAATCGTATATAATCATTTATAAATATGACAAAAAACAAATTATCTATTGCGCCTCCAGATAAGAAGAAGACTTTGGAGGCGTTTTTTCGTTATTATGAGTTAAGCCGTTTATTGTTCGGTCAAAAGCAAAACGAAATATATGATGTCACGGATATTCCAAAGACAAATAAGTTTTATGAGTTAGCGAAAGAAATAGCTAAACAATTAGAAATTGACTGGGAAAATATGACACATGAAGAAAGTAATCGTGTTATGTTGGCCTTATTGGAAGATTCATTTAATCTTATACGTGATATTGAAGACTCCAAATCTATAATCCTTCAAACTAAAATAGTGATAAAGAAATGAGTGATGCACAGATTTATGACTTGTATGCTCAAAAGATTTCGGATATAACCAATATTCCATATCCTTATATTATTGCATTGAGAGATAATGGTTTGTTGAATCAGAAAGAAGCAAGAGATAAGTTAATCCGACATGATTATTGGAAATTGATGAAAACAAACAAATTCACACATAACCAGATACTTGAAAAACTTTCTGGTATATATGATGTCAATAAACGTAAAATTTTATATGCGATAAAAGTTAAACCCAAGCGCGTATATTATTGTAGGCAATGTGGACTCCAGTTATCGAAAGTCAAATACATGCGGAACGATGGTATATGCGATAAGTGTATTTCTAAACAAATAAAATTATAAATTATGGACAATCTGTACATTGAAGCGTATAAGTTCTATAAGAATGACTACGCACATGGTTTAGTATTATTTCATATCCAATCTCATTTTGAGGCTTATGAAGATGATGCTATTCAACTGGGGGCAGTACTGAATCTCCCAGTATATCTGCAAGAAGGCGTGAAATTCTGTAGTTTCCCGGATTATGAACTTGAAAACACCTTGTTGTTCCTTGTACAGATTGGTATCTCGGTTAAGACTATAGAATATCGAGATGAAAATGGGGTATTCGCAATACCAAAAGTGAAACAAATTTTGGATGATATTGAAGCTGATTATTGACATTTTCGATATACTAATAGTGATTTTTGTAAATATCTGTAATATAGTCAATTATATTAAGTATTATATTTAGTTTTATATATAGCTAATTTGTTGTGTGACAGTTGATTAAATATAAAATAATTAATAAATTGATGTCATAATTTAAAACAAAGTCGTACCTTTGCCTCACCATCTTAACAAAATAGTTGGTGAGGCTTTTATATGTAAACAAAAATCATAGGAATATGGATAAGATAAAAACAAAATTGAAATTTATTAAGTCAGACCGTACAGAGTCATGGGTAGGATTTGTTTCTATCAATACTAAAACCGGTTACATTAAGGGCGTTAGAGAAGACGCAAAGGGTCCTAAAAAAGTATGTATTGTAACACATGAGCTAGAGCCAATTATTGAGCCGAATGTGCTTTATGATGTACAAATGGTTCCTATGAAAAATGAAAAGGCTGGATACATCGTTGTAGCAGCGGAACCACATGCTTTTGATGCAAAGATTACTTCTACAGTTGTAAAGAACGCTGTGTATTTAGTGGAAGTAAAGTTCGGAAACAAGACAATCAAATACGATCCGCTGGATGGGGTCAAAGATTCTGTTCGTACTATTGATGGGGTTGTAGAGGAACTGTCAAAACGTAAAGACATCAAAAATCTATTGCTGGTAATTGATGATTTCTGTAAGTCAGCAAACATTGTATTAACCGCATTCCAGAACGATGGTCATTATGTCGCAGCAAAAAAAGTTCTCAAAAAGTAGAAAACCTAAGCTTCCGAGAAAAAGAAAAAAGGCTTGTATAAAAGCACAAGGACGTGCTTCGTATTATAGCACTGTTAATCTTGCTAAAGTAGAAGGAGAGTGGCCTTGTAAATTTTGGGTTAATTCGACAGTAGAAATAAAACCGGTAATGATAAATGGTGCTGTGGCTCTTATTCCCACACCCGCTCAATATTGGTAGAATATGATAGAAATTCCAGTAGAGGGAATAGCTACAGACGCAGCTCATTCCACGAAAAATAAAATAACAGAGTTTCAGGGGATAGATTTACGGACCGGTAAGCGGATCTTTTATCAGAACCTGGGTAATAAAACGGTGAATATTGGTGAGTTCTTAGGTGTTGTTGAAGCAGCAAAATATATCATAGAAAATGATTATTCTCCCAGAATTATCTATACAGATAGTATAACAGCTATAGCTTGGTTTCAAAACAAAAAAACAGCATCCAAGAAGAAATGCAAAGAACTTCAGAAAGCCGAGATATTTCTTAAAACTCTTGCATGGGATGTTGATACAATTGAAGTCCGACACTGGAACAACAAAGAATGGGGTGAGACCCCTGCTGATTTTGGAAACAAATAAAACCCTCCAGCAAGAGAACTGGAGGATTGAGATATACAAATCATCATTTGTTGGAAGTCTTTCTTCCTCTGAAAGCCCAGATAATGTCAGCGATAGATTTTAACGATGCTGCTACATCGAAATCCACTCTTATTCGTAGGCATTTTCTCATTGTAAAGGCAATCAGCACCCATGCGATTGGCATATATTCGCAAAGGTAAGAAGAATCTTCCAAAATAGAGCAGTTTTTCAAAATTCTGTAATAACGGCTATTGAGATGTTTAGTCATAAATAGCCGTTACATAGCGGGATGGAGCAGTTGGTAGCTCGCTTGGCTCATAACCAAGAGGTCGCCGGTTCGAGTCCGGCTCTCCGCCACTAACTAATTAAATTAATTATAGTATGAAAGAGCAAATCATATCTGAAAGGGCAAATATTATTGCCAATTTGAGACAATTGGTTCAGTCCTTAGTGGAGTTGAATACGAGAGCTAAAACACACGTGTCTTCCAATAAGGCAGACATTAAGAAATTGAGAAAAGACAATAAAGAATTGGAGAAGATGAAAACCCGAAACTCATTCTTTATCCGGATTTTTTCTTTGTTCTTTAAGTCTTGATAAGATGATGCCGCAATGGTGGAATTGGTAGACACGATGGACTTAAAATCCATTCGTCCGAAAGGACGGTGCAGGTTCGACTCCTGTTTGCGGCACAATGACATTAGTCAATAAGAGTTCTTTGAAATATACCAAACTTAATATGCGATGAAAAAGTATATAGAACAATTCTTTTTTATGATAGCGGTCTTATTCATTGGCAATAGAGTATTCAATCATGTTGACGCTTGGTTGGGAATTGCTATATGTTTTGGGGCTTGTTATCCAGTTATTAACATCATTAAATTAATTATCAAAAAACATGAAAACGAAGATTAAGTTTATGTTGGTTGCTCTTATGGCAACAGTGATTTTTTCATCTTGTGAGCGTGTTGCTCCTAACTATGCCGGTGTCCTTATGGAGAATTACGGTAAAAAAGGTAAAGACGATTTTAAGATTGTGTCCGGAAAGGTTTCTACATGGGAATGGGGGACAGAGTTGTTCCAGGTACCGTTGTTTGAACAGCGAGGAGGTTTCCAGAGAGCAGTTACTCTGAAAGCTGCTGACAATACGGAATTTGAGGCTACTCCTTTATACTCATATAGAGTAATTAAAGACAAAGCGATTGATGTTGTTTTCGATAATAAGCATATAGGTAATGGCGATGGCTTTATGAGGTCCTTGGAGGATAACATTTTGGAACCGCGTATTTACGACCTAATTAAAGAAGAAAGCCGGAAGTATAAAACAGATACGCTTATGGCCGATGGTGGCTCTTTAGCTTTTGAAAAGCAGCTAGAGGATATTGTTAGGGCGGAGTTTAAAGAACGAGGGTTAGATTTAAAATCGTTTTCTGCTCAATTAGAGTTTAGTAAGAGAGTCCGGGAAAAGATTGATAATAGAAACGAGGTTAACACTAATATTTCCGTTATTGATCAGAAAATCGAGGAACAGAAAAAGCAAAACGAACTGGAAAGATTAAAAACCGAACAGGCTCTTATCACATCGAAAGGGTTAACTAAAGAAATTCTATACAAACAGTTTATAGACAAATGGGACGGAAAAACGCCGCTGTATGGGGTAACTCCAGAATTTCTGAAGATGACTAATTAAAGCAGGTTAAGATAAAGAGAATGGAGCCACACAGAACGTGAAACTCTCACATATAAACGTTTGATTGGTTTTATTGCAGTTTCACAAATAAAGATAGCAGGTTGGCTCTGCTTTGTGTGGCTTTATTCCATTCATTTTCAATTTAAAGAGTTTCTATCAGTCCAAGAATAGCATTTCTACGGCTTTTATGGTGAGCCGCCCCAACTCAAATGCAATTCCCTTTGTAAAGGACAGAAAGAAAAATTTCTTTTTCATTGCGTCCGCAAAGATAAGAAAATTATTTAAGCCTTTGCGGATTTGTTCTTATAGCTTAGTGGTAGAGCAGATGACTGTTAATCATCAGGTCGGTGGTTCAAATCCACCTAAGAACGCATATTTAAAGGTAAAAAGATTGTTATTGGATTAGCTTATTTTTCTTTCCGCAAAGCTGTGAAGTTGTGAAACTTCCAGCTCTCTGGTTCATTAGCCAAGTGGTAAGGCAATGGTCTGCAAAACCATGATCGCAGGTTCGATTCCTGCATGGGCCTCATAAAAAATGGGGAGTTGAAATTACTTCCCAAAGATGACAACCATAGGGCTAATATGGTTGTGAAATCAAAATGACAGCGGCTATTCGCAAAGTTGAATCAAAAGAGATATGACAGCTATAACTGTCTGAAGGACAACACAGATTGCAACTATATTGTCTCTTCGCTCTTGGCTAAAATGATTCGATTTACCCGTAGGTTTAGTCATATTGCTTGCAAAGGTAAATATTTTGCTCAAAAAGCTGTCATTTGTAAAGGAAGTATGGGTAAATGAAAGTAACACACTGTTAATGTCCTGCTATAAAGTGGCTGGGTCTTCGACTCTCCCTACTTCCTCAACAAATTATCCTAATAGAGTTGTGAACAATCAACTTAAAGTGTCCGGAAATGGAAGTAGTAACTAATTATTTTCGATAAAAATAGTAATTATGAAAACTGGAGTAATATTGGCTCGGTTCCAGCCTATACACAATGGACACCTACAGCTGATAAAGAAGGCTTGTGACGAGAATGAGCAAGTTTTAGTTATTATTGGCTCAATAGATAAACTCTCAAAACGGAATCCGATACCTTGGACTATCCGAAAACAACTTGTTGAAAAGGCGATTAAAGACCATTCTCTTCACGAAAAAACGAAGATTGTTGAGCTTGCTGACCTTTCTGATGAATCTGACAACAGCCATGATTGGGGTTTTTATCTTTATTCGTTTATTGTTAGCAACATCAACCAATCTGATTTCACAATCTATTACTCTGATGGATTTGAGACCATCACATCTTGGTTTCCAGGATTCCTTTTAAGGAATAACGTGTCTCTATCTTTACTTGCCAGAAACACTTGTGAAGATGGCGTGTCAGCAACTATGGTGCGTGATATGATACTTGCTGATAGCCTTCCAGAAAAGGACATTGTTCCACAGTGCGTGTATGATATGCGCCAGACAATTAAGGCATTTCTAAATGTGTTTAAGTAAAATAATTATGGATAAACTCTATATTGAATTAAAAGGAACTATCATTGCTCTATGTATATGGGCAATATCTTGTGCACTCACCGAATTTGTTAGTTGGCTTGGGCTTCCTAATTACTGTATAGCCTTAACATTTTTGTTTTCGTTCATAACATCACAAATAGTATTTTTTCGCAAATACTATTAAGAGTAATTGAAGATCAACTAATGATGAAAGGAAATAGAATCTGTGCAAGTAATCCTGGACAACTGACAACTCTTAGAAAGTTAAACTTAAATGAAGTTAATCAATGAGTAAATCAATAGAAGAAATCAGGAAAATGAAAGCTATTCTTGAAAGAGATATTGCAGCTAAAGTTGCTGAATTTGAGCAAGAGTCATGCGTACAAATCACAGATGTAGTAGGTATTGACCGCGTAAAAATAAAAATGTTGAATAATAAAACGGTTTGTCAAAGTATTACAGTTAATATAATAATTCAATTATGAAAAAGTATATTGGAACAAAACAGATTGAAGCCGAGCCTATGACATTGGGCGACTTCGTTCAAGAAACGGGTAGAAATCCCTATGGTAAAGATATTGAAAACCATGAAGAAACCGAGCAAGGTTATCGTGTTAAATACGAAGATGGTTACGAAAGTTGGTCGCCTGCCAAACCGTTTGAGAAATCGTATAAGTGTGCAGACACCTTTCTTGATCGTTTGCATATTGAAATGAAAGACTTGTATGACAGGTTGGATAAACTTGTTGTTTTCATTGATTCTGGAAAGATGGATGAAGTGGTAACAGACAACTACCAAAAATTCTTGTTACGCTTACAGCAAGTAGTGATGGGTAATTACGTGAAAACACTTGAATGTCGTATTGGATGTCTTGACGGTGCTCCTAACGCTCCGTTTAATAGGATGTCTTTCGGAGTTGCAATCGAAGCGTTGAAATTTGGTCTTGCTATTCGTAGAAAAGGTTGGAATGGAAAGGGGCTGTGGGTCATCAAGCAAGTCCCGGCACACATCGAAAGCGATATTGTTCCGAAGATGCAGTCACTTCCTCAATCGGCAAAAGACCTTATTTTAAAAGGCAAGGGTTTCATTGACTATACAAGCCAGTGCCTTATTTACAACGAGAATACCGGACATGCTGACAGTTGGGTTCCGTCAATCAGCGATGTGTTTGCTGAAGACTGGGAAATCTCCTTTTAATCAACTAAGTGTATATTCATAAAACAACAACTTTTATTATGTCCAAGCCTCAATCCACATTTCCCATTATAAGCGTTATGCTTGTTGGGGATTGGATTGAGGTTTTAATTAGATAATTATAGAACAAAATGAAAAAATTTACATCACCAATATCTACAAATAAAGAACAATCAGAACGATTGATAGCTTTAGGAGTAAAACCTGAAACGGCTGATATGGTATATCATTATACCAAAAGTAAAGTACCTGCATTGGAATGGGAATTAAAAACAACTCCACCAACATTGAGAGGCAAATTTTGGACACCTCAAAGAATAGCAAAGTTAGAATTGCCTTTTCATAAGTATCCGAATGGAACGTCTATGACCGGAGAAGAAGCGTTTGATGAAATATGGGGTAGGGATATTCCAGCATGGAGCTTATCGAGACTGTTGGAAATGCTGCCTAATGAAGTTCCAGATCCTAAACCAGGATTTGAAGCACATCATCCAGAACTGATAAAACATGCTTTGGGGTATAATCTGTCAATTCGGAGATATACAGCAGATTGTTTGGTTGGAACACATATCGAGGATACTCCAATTGAATGCTGTGTGTCTATGATAGAATGGCTCATTAAAAATCATCTTTTTAATAAAGAATATCTGAAATAAAAGACATGAAAGAAGATGATGATAGGCATTGTAGCGAGCGTAAAGTACGAATTTCTATATGTATTGTAAAGTCTTAAAAAGACGAATTACAGCCAGAAAGAAACCTTGTAAACATTACGAATCATTTATAATAAGAAAACAGAAAATGAAAAAATCACTGGATGAGATAGAAGCGGGAGATAAAGTGTATTATACTTCTCGTTATTATTCAAAAATACTCAAAGTAGACCGTGTTACCTCAACTACTATCATTTGTGGAACCGAAAAGTTTAGAAAGCAAAATGGTCGTCAGATACCGGCAGATACATGGGGTAGTAGTTACATTTCAGTACTTACTGAAAGTTTGGAAAAGCAATATTTTGAAATGATAAGAAAGAAACAACTTATAACCGAGATAAAGTCAGTAGACCTTTTTCAGTTATCTGTTGACTCCCTCCAACAAATATCAGATGTTATTCAAAATAGTATGACCGATGAAAATACTTAG